AAACAGCTCGACGGACGCAAACTCCTACACGACCGCGAGCATTACCCCTACCGCGAACCGGCTGCAACTGGCCGCAGTCGCAGCCGGGAAGTCGGGAACGGTTACGCAGCCGACGCTCACGGGAAACGGTCTGACATGGACGTTTGTGACGCGAGTCGACCACGACACATCTGGCACGTTCGCATCGCTGTTTCTGTTCAGAGCAATGGGCGCGAGTCCCTCGGCCGGAACGGTAGCCATAGCGTTCGGGGGTGTTACCCACCTCGCCTGCTGCTGGGCGTTCGATGAGTTCAGTGGAGTGGACACGTCCGGCACGGACGGATCGGGTGCCATCGTGCAGTCGGTCGGTGAGGCCGAAACTGATCTCGGCAACACCGCGCTCGTCACTCTGGCGGCGTTCTCGAGCGTCGACAACGGCACCTACGGCTGTCTTGCCAATCAGGTCGCCGCCAGCCATACGCAGGGATCAGGCTTCACAAAACTCGGAGATACCTCGACGCCCACGCCCGCCATAGGGCTGATGACCCAGTGGAAGGCGGGCAACGACACAACGGTCGATGCATCCTGGGTAACGACGGGTGAGAAGTCGGGGATCATCGGCGTGGAGTTGAAGGCGGCGGTGGTCGCTGGAGCTGCACATAGTCAGGCTGTGGTGATTGCATGATGGCTCTCAACCCGAAGATCACCGATCAGGGCGATAAGGTGATTCGGCACACCTACGTCGGCAAGCACCGGAAGCTGATCGCCGCATGAGCGTCTGCCTGATGATGATGGTGCGTGACGAGGCGGAGTGGATCACTCCGGCGTTGGAGTCGGCGTTGGCCCTGGGAGTCACGTCCTGGCTGATCGCTGACACGGGATCCAAGGACGACACCAAGCTGGTGGTGCAGCAGACCCTGGGGCACCTGCCGGGCGAGATCGTGGATCTGCCGTGGGAAGGGCACAGGGCAACACGCACTGCGCTGTTCCGTCGGGCGCAGGGCCGGGCCGACTGGCTGCTGATGCTGGACGCCGACATGACGATCTCCGGCACGGCCCCGATCTTGGCCCCTCATGAGCAGAGCTTCGACGCCTATCGGGCGACCATCAAGCAGGATGGGTGGGAGTACTCGATGCTCGTGCTGTTCAGGGGCGACCGGGCCTGGAGCTACGAGGGCGTCGTGCACAGCTACCCGGACATAGTGGGAGAGAGCTGGTCGGCGGCTTCCTCTGACCTCGTGATCGAGGATAGGCGTCCTGGGGCCTTCAGGCCCGAGAAGCTCCAGGAAGACGCACGGGCGCTCGAGAAGGCCCTAGAGGACAATCCTCTCGACGCTCGCAGCAGCTACTACCTGGCGCAGACCTATGAGGACATGGGGAGAGCGGGCGATGCGATCCGTGAGTTCGGACGCCGGGCGCTGCTGGGAGGATGGGACGAGGAGCGGTATGTGGCGAAGTACCGGCGTGCTCGTCTCCTAAGGGAGCGCGACCCTCTAACCGCCTTGTCTGCTTTACTAGAGGCGTGGCAGGAGCGACCCACTCGTGCGGAGCCTCTGTATCAGGCTGCTCGTCTGTGTCGCCAGACCGGCTGGCACGATCTCGCACTCGTGTTCGCACGGCGAGCCAGTACTATCCAGCGACCGGCGGATCGGCTGAACATCGAGCCGGGAATCTACGACTGGGGAGTGCAGCTTGAGTTGGGGATCGCTGAGAAGAGGGTCGGGAGTCGCAAGACAGGAGAGCGGATCCTGCGTCAGCTGCACAAGCAGGAGGTCGTCCCAGACGGCATCAAGGACTGGATCGGCGAGCTACTCGAAGAGGCGGTGACGGTATGAGCATCTACGTTGACCCAGACGAACTGAAGGCCAGCCTGACGCTGGACGGCACGACTTTCGCTGATGTGGACGTGGAGCAAGCATGCGCAGCCGCGTCGGCCCAGGTCGAGAAGATGACCAATCGCGACTTCGGCAAGTCGGACGACGACGTGGTGCGGTACTACACGGCACGCGATCCCAGAGTCCTGGTCATCGACGACATCGTGACGCTCACGAGCCTCAAGACCGATGACGACGCAGACGGCACCTTCGAGACGACATGGGCGACCACCGACTACGTGCTCGCACCGTTCAACGCAGCTACGGACGACGAGCCTTACATGCAGATCACCGTCCCCAGGTATGGGACGAAGAACTTCCCCACGAACGTCCAGCGAGGCGTGGAAGTCACTGCTGAGTGGGGCTGGCCACAGCCGCCACAGCAGGTGCTGGTCGTGGCGGCGCTGATCGCCACTCAGCTGGTGAAGCGCAAGCGCGACATGCCGTTCGGGTTCGTCATCGGGCCGGAGGCAGCCGCCTACATCTCCAGGTCGGATCCCACGATCCAGGGCCAACTCAACGACCTCGGCAGGAAGAAGCTCCAGGCAGAGTGAGCCTCTACCTCGTGACCGGCCGTCTGCGCTACCGGGAGCACTCGCCTGGCGAGACCTTCATCGCTGATCTTGACCGAGACGTGGAGGAGCGGGCAGTGAAGGTCGGGGCGATCAGGGTGGTCGAGCGAGCAGTCACGAGGCTCGACCCAGACAGGGCGACTCCGCCCAGGGACTGGCATGACGAACGAGCACATTAAGAACATCAGGCAAGGATTGGCTGCCAACTTGCGCTCCCTGGAGGACTGCCAGGTGAGCGCCTATCTTCTCGACAATCCGACCGGCCCCACGCTCCAGGTCGCCGGATTCGAGGGGATCGACTATGCGCAGTCGTACGGACCGACCACGTTGCTGGAAGTTGTGGTCGAGGGAGCTACGCCGCTCGGCGGAGGAACACGCGGCGCTTACGAGCGCTTCGATGAATGGATACTTGGTGACGGCACCGTATGGGACGCCATCGAGGCTGACCAGACATTGACGAGCCGCCTGCGCGACAACGGCTCGGTGCTAGAGAACCAGGATCCGGTGGCGGACTCCGTGGCAGTACAGGAGTTTCGTGGTTATCGCCGGTCCAGGTTGGCCAGCGGCGTCGAGGTACTGCTCGGCGACTGGCTTGTGCAAGTGCTGACGAGCGGCGAATGAGCCGCTGAGAGGAGCAACATGGCAAAGCGAATCGCCCTATTCGACTTCATCTCGGTCGATGGGCACGACATCTCGAACTTCTGCCGCTCGTACAACTTCACCTCGGAGCACGAGCAGGTGGATGTGTCGGGTTTCTCGGCCTCAGGGGCGAACGAGTCCCTGGCCGGGCAGACCGTTCAGTCCGTGGAGTTGGAGGTCTTCGGCTCCTACGGCGCGAACGAGGTCTACGACATCCTGTACCCGATCCACCGGGATCGGTCGGTGGTGGCGTTCATCCACTACCCGAACCAGAACCTGCCTGTCAGCGGCACGAACCCGCAGCTGTCCGGCAACGTTCAGATCCTCACCTGGGCCGAGGGCGCAACGCGCGGCGAGGTCGAGGCGTTCCCTGTGACGCTGGCGGCTGCCGACGAGGACGGCCTGGTCTACAGCGACACGTAATGGCACCACGGTCATCCACCTATCGCGTCAACGGCATGCGGGAGTTCCTGCGTGCTACTGACCGTGCTGGCAAGGAGACCAAGAAGGAAGTGCGGGCAGCCTTCCGCAAGGTTGGCGAGGTCATCCGTGTGGAGGCTGCCCGCAACTTCGAGAGCATCGACCCGCACTCGGCCAGCGGCTACCGCACTCGCGTCAGACAGCGCGGCGTAGCGGTGGAGCAGTCGCTGCGCAGGGTCACGGGGCTGCGTCCCGACTACGGTGCGCTGCAGATGCGTGAAGCTCTGCTGCCTGCTGTCGAGGATAAGGCAGACGAGGTAGTAGACGAGTTCAATGACGCCATGGACAGAGTGGCGGACCACTTCGAGAGAGGAAGGTAATGGCTACTTACGGCGACATGCCGGACAAGCTGATCGTGCGGGGCATTCCGGCGATCAACGGCGAGTACCCCTGCAACGTGGTCGGGATGATGCTGGAGAACACTCCGCACACCATGACCAACAGGGAAGGGCACCGGGTCAAGGTGATGACCGGTGTGCGCACCGGAGAGTTGTGGGATGCGATGCAGAGCGGAGACAACGACGTGCTGGTAGCCTTGGCTGCCGTGATCCTGACTCGCGCCGGTAAGCGGTTCAGCGAAGAGGTCCTGTGGGACTCGCCCATGGGGTCGGCCCTGGAGTTCGACATCGCAGATCGTGACGAGGCAGAGGAGGACGCCGAACCCGATGACCCTACCTTGCAGCTGCCCTTGCAGCTGGAAACGACGCAGCCCGACGCCGATGGTGGAAAGACTTCTTCGAGCGAGACATCGGCCCTCCTGGAGAACGGCCAGAGTTCTACTGGCACCCAGGCCTTCTTCCCCTCCGACCTGGCGACCTCGGAGAGCTAACGCCACTGCAGCTGTGGCAGACGAATGAGGCAATGAAAGATGGCTAGCAAGCGCAAGATCGAAGTCGAACTGATCGGCGACAGCCGCTCCCTGGAGCGTGCTTTCAAGCGTGGTGCCAAGGCGGGCACCACGTTCAGCGCTAGCATCACGGGCCTGCGCCGCAGTATTGCTGGCGGTCTGGGCCTCGCAGCCGGTGCCGGTGCGGTCGTCCTGTTTACGCGGGCACTGACGGGATCGGTCAAGGCGGCTGGTGACTTCCAGCTGGCGCTGCAGAAGATGGTCGGCCTGTCAGGTGTTGCCCAGTCTTCGATCCGGGATCTGCGCAGCGACGTGCTGGCGCTGGCTCCAGTCGTCGGCAAGGGGCCGCAGGAGCTTGCGGAGGCGCTGTTCTTCATTACGTCGTCCGGTATCCCTGCGGCCAAGGCGCTCGATGTCCTGACCGTCTCGGCCAAGGCGTCGGCTGCCGGGCTGGGCGAGACGCAGACCGTGGCCGATGCAGTCACGTCGGCACTCAATGCCTACGGGCCTGCGGCGATCAACGCGACCCAGGCCACGGACGTGCTGGTGGCAACCGTCAGAGAAGGTAAGGGGGAGGCAGACCAGTTTGCCGGAGTCATCGGCAACGTGGCGGCGCTGGCTGCTGAGCTTGGCGTCTCGTTCGACCAGGTGGGCGCGGCACTGGCAGCGCAGACCAGGCTGGGCACCGACGCCGAGACTGCCGCCACCCAGCTGAACCAGGTGTTCTCAGCGCTGCTGAACACCAGCCCCAAGGTGGCCAAGGCGTATGCCAGCGTCGGCCTGAACCTGGAGGATCTACGCAAGAGCCTGCAGAACGAGGGGCTGCTACCGACGCTCACCAAGATCAAGAACGCGTTCGGCGACAACACGACGCAGCTGCGGTCTGCCATCCCGGAGATCCGTGCGTTCCGTGGTGTACTGGCTCTGGTCGGCAAGCAGGCCGGGCCGGTTAAAGCGATCTTCGACCGGCTGGCCAAGTCCACCGGATCTCTGGGCGCGGCGTTCAACGCGATCAGCGGGACGCAGGCCCAGCAGTTCGCTCAGCTGAACGCTAGCCTGGAAGTCTTCAAGATCACGGTGGGTGCAGCCCTGGCACCGGCGATCAAGGACGTGCTCGATCCGCTGACCAAGTGGCTGGCAAAGACTGAGAATCAGAAGCGGGTACAGGGCGAGTTGACCAGGACGGTGCGCGATGCCGTAGGCGGCATACGCGCCTTCCTGGGGGTCGTTCGGCCGCTCGCGGCAGCCGCAAAGGATGCGACTGACCAGCTGGGCGGATTGAAGCGAGTGGTGGAGCTACTGACCGTGGCGTTCGTGGCCAGCAAGCTGCTGGGCTTCGCCAGCGCCATCACGGGCATCGGCACGGCAGCGGGTGTGGCCACAGGTCGAGTCGCTGCGCTCCGGCTGGCGCTGCTGCGGCTGGGTGCGCTGGCAGTGGTCACGGTTGGCATCGAGATCCTGCTGAACAAGGACAAGATCGACGACGCGGTGCAGAAGTTCTTGCGAGGCAACAACCTGGGCTTCCTGGCCAACGAGACGATCAAGATCCCGGTGGACGCCGACCTGGGTGCACTGATCAAGATGCGCAACAGGATTGCGGATGTGAAGGGCGAGTCCGACCTGATGGTGAAGGCGCTCGACAAGATCATCGCCAGGCTGGACACCATCGACCACTCAGGCTTCGTGGATCAGCCCGGACTGCGACCTCGCAACAAGACCAAGAGCACCACCGTCGTAAAGGTTGACAAGGACAAGTCCGTGAAGACCGCAGCTGCCGTCGGCGAGAGCGCCGGAGATGCTGCCAAGAAAGCGTTCAACAAGACGATGGGCCTGCTGGAGCTTGCCTTCGACAAGGCATCGCAGACCACCAGCCTGCGCGACGACCTGGGGATCTTGAAGCAGCAGGAGAAGGTGCTCCGGGCACGTATTGCTCACTCGAAGAACGACCTCGATCTGCAGAAGCAGCTGGTCGCAGTCCAGGGTCAGCAGCGCGACATCCTCAAGGAGATCGCCGCCAACCAGGCGACGGCCAAGAATGCGCGGCAGTTCAAGGCGCTGGGGCTGACCGGCACCGGCGACACGATCACGCCTTCCGCCGGAGCGTTGAGCAAGCGCCTGGGGTCGGTGTCCAAGCTGGTCGAGGGCAGCGTGCTGGACACACCCAAGACCGCAAAGAAGCTGGCCCAGATCGCCAAGGTCTTGTCCGGCAAGTTCGGCAAGGTCGGCAAGGACGTGCGGGCGGCGATCCTTCAGATGCTGAACGACATCCAGAGCGCACTGGACAGTGGCGACAAGAAGGGGCCACTGACCAAGACCAGCAGCCTGAACACGTTCAAGGTGACCGCTGGGCTGGGCCTGACGCCGGAGCAGGAGCGTGCGCTGCGTAGTCGCTTGTCGGGCTTCAACTCCGCCGGGCTGGGCCTGGCCAGGGGCCAGCAGACCGGCAACTTCGTCGTTGAGTCTCACACGACCATCAACGTGGACGGTGCCAAGGTCGCCAACGTCGTGACCCGTCAGCAGCAGAAGAACAAGCGCCGCAACCCACGACAGAAGCGCGGGCCGCACCGCATCGGTGGCGTCTAGGTGGCGGTCACAGATTCGCCAGGGCCGGGCCGGGTGCTGATCGCGCTGGCGGACGGCCCACTGGAGCCTGAGCCGACCTGGACGCGATTCGACATGCTGTCCACCTGCCGGTGCTACGGATTCGACTCCTACGCCGGTCGGCAGTCGGAGCTTGACACGACCGACACCGGCACCGCCACCGCGTTCTTTCACGACCGCGACCGTACGCTGGACGACGACGACCTGGTGGGGATGCAGATCATGTTCCAGCTGTACAACCCGGTCACCGACAGCTGGCACCCGCGCTGGCGCGGGCACATAGACGACGTTGCCCACGACTTGGTGCCCGTCGCTGCACCTGACATGCCGCTGTCGGACGCGCAGATCATCTGCACTGGGATCTTCGACTACCTGGGTGGGTGCAAGATGCTGCCGGGCGTGTTCGGCAACTTTGCCGACCAGCTGTCGGCGGACACCGTGTTCTACGAGAACGGGCGCTTCGATGACCGCTGCATCAAGCTGCTGGACGACGCGCTGATCGACGTGGACATGCGGGTGACCTTCACGGGCAACGTGTACGTGAACGAGACGCAGTACGACGTGGACGACGTGATCCTCCAGGCTCTGAGAGATGCGTGTGATGCGGAGTTCCCTGGTGTGGCCAACGTCTATGAGGATCGGTTCGGCCGGGTGGCGATCCACGGGCGACACGCGAGGTTCGACCCGGAGGGCACGGCAGCCGGTGGAGCCAACTGGGACTTCAATCGCTGGTACGCCGCCACCAGGGAGGACGTGACCGGCGACAACGCGCAGATCCGCGAGTTCGGGTACAATCGCCCACGCTCGCGGATCATCAACAGCTACGTGGCCTGGCCACGCGAGGACGAGGCAGGCGTGCCCATCGACAGGGACATCATCGCCACCTTGCTGCGTACCGACCCCACGTCCATCGGGATCTACGGGTATCGCGGCGACGACGCACCGGACCTGATCCTGCAGCGCGAGTACGCGGCTTCTGGTGACCGCACCGGCACGGAGCTATGCGGTCTGTTTGGGGACTTCTACATCGCCAACTACGCGGCAGTGCGGAAGGCGATCCAGCGTGTCACGCTCAAGGCGCTGCGGGCCGACGACCCCAGGGCAGCCGCCACGTGGGATACGATGTGCCGCATGGACATCTCGGACGGCATGAACCTGACGGTTGACGAGGCTGGCCTGGCGGACACGCCGTTCTTCATCGACGGCGTATCGGTCGAGTGCCGGGTGCTCAACCCCGACCACGACATGGTGACCGTGACTCCCAACCTGACACCGGCCAGCTATTACGACACGGACGTGTTCGACGTATGAGCGGCGTCAACTACCACGCACAGACGCACCGCAAGAAGTCGCAGGGCGGCACCGACCCGCTCGACATCATCCCGTCGTGGTGCCGCGTCAACTTCGAGGGCGAGTACGACTTCGCCGGTGGGTCGTACCCGACGTGGGACTGGGGAGCGGCTGCGTTCACCAGCTTCTTGACCAACGATGATGCCGCGTTCGTCAACGACTCGGACGCGGCAGTGCTGCTGGGGCCGGGAATCTTTGCCACAAGCATGCACGTCCGAGTCAACATCGACGGTCAGTTTCTTGACCTTGCGCCACAGGCTGGGACTACCCGACTGCATCCAGGTCACCTGCTGACTTCGATAGCACTGGCGGTTAGCGGCTTCTCCGATCTGCTGCGCACACACGTGTGGTCGGAGGAAGCGTATGACTTGACCGCCAGCCTGGGACTACTTGGTCGGTTCGAGGACGAGCTTGCGGGCTTCATCGGGACGACCGACGCGGATACGGCAGTGTTCCCACAACTCGTTTCTGCTGATGCGCTGATTGGCCCCAACAACACGGGATCATTCCCAGTGCTGGCCCCGTCGTTCGATGGGCACTTCTGGATCGAGCAGGTATCGGCGGTGTTCCCATGATCGCATCCCTGGCCTTCGGTCTTGAGTTGCAGGAGTGGGCGCTGCTGATCACGGGCGTATTCGTGGCTGCCGAGATCACCGGTTTCTCGCGTTCGGGCAGGACTGCCCGCAAGGACAATGCCGACCTGCGCGAGCGCAACGCGACGCTGGAGGGCGAGGTCAAGACCCTGGAGGAGAAGGCGGCAAGCCTGCAGCTGCAGATCGCCGCTCTGGTGCGACAGGTGGACGACTTGAAGGAGCGCAACGTAGACGCGCTCTGGTCGGCGTACCGTGAACACGACCAGCGGGTGACCGAGGGCCATGCTGCCCTTGGCAGCACCCTAACGCTCCTGTCCGAGAGCATCACCTTGCACGAGGAGCAGGCGCAGGGACGGCACGGGGCCATGCTGGTCATCATGGAGCGGATTGCCGACAAGGTAGATGGAACATCGACAGAGGGAGGAAGGTAATGCTCACACGCATCACGGTCGTGGTCGGACTGCTGACCGCACTCGTCCAGGGTGCCGTCTTGTTCGGCTGGGACATCACGCAGGATCAGCAGGCATGGATCACCGGCTTCATCGTGCTTGCTGGCGGCGCTGTCCACGCCTGGTTCAACCCGAACGTCCCGCTGCCCGGCAGTCCGACGGGCGGAGACGGTGGCTAGCGTCGCACCAAAGGTAGCGGCGGGCGTGGCTGCGGTCGCGCTCGCCGCTGGCGGGTTCGTACTCGCTGGGTCAGACATCTCGCCGCTGACGGCTACGGAAACCGTGGTGGTCACCCCACCGACGATGGGCTGCAACGACTGGCCGGTGCAGCTATCCACCGGCGAGTGCCAGGCAGCCGGGACGATCAGATATGTGTCCCTGGTCAACCTCCAGGGTGCGGCACAGTTCTGCAAGTGGAAGTCGGCCAACCAGGGCGAGTGGTCACGGCTGAAAGCGTATGCGGCCAGCACCACGCCGCCGATGGACGTGGTGACT